ATCACTTACCAATGTGTAGTTTATAGGTTGACCATTTCCACTTGAGTTTTCTAACCTATAAAATTGTGATACAGTTTTAAATGTAAGATTAATAACAGGGTTACCATCTAAATGTATATCTTTTAATTCAAGAAAGTCTGATGGAGTTGGTACGTTATAACCACTATCCATAGTATACGTAGATTGCTGTAATGTTTGTCTTAGTCTTAAATCTCTCTGTAGCCTTTTTTCAGCTAAAGAAATAAACATAGGTATCTTTTCTGTTAGGTCTGACCTAGCTAGATAATCAGCTATGTTTGTTTTCAAGTTATCATATGATGTAAATGCTGGCATTATAATGTTCCTGGTTTTGTTCTAAAGTATAAATTCTCAGGGTCATTTAACCAAGCAAAGAATCTTTTTTGGTCAAGCACTGAAAAACCTTGCATAATCCCCTGTTTATTTAAATAGTCTATTGCTGTGTATGGTATGCTAGCGACTTTATTACCAAACAGTTGGTCTGACCATTTAGTCTCAGCATTGTTATATTCTTTTTTGTTTTGCTCTATTAAAGCAGAGACATCTTGCTCTTGTTTAATAGTTATCTCATCTTTATCATTAAGACCAATACTTGTAGTCTTTACGTCATCCTTATGTGTTTTCATATTATCCCTTAAGGTAATGCCCTCCGAAGAGGGCAAGTCCTATATTACGTTTCGTCGCTCATCATTGCATGAGCTGCTTCGTTCTTAACTACTAGAGTATATTCTACATTAAGTAGATGTTTCTCTGAGTCACCAGTCTTAGCAAGTTTAGTTTGCTTGAATGGTCTTAAGTAAGCTACATTAGCCATACTTGGGTCAAGTACATATGAGTAGTCATCAGATAGGAATCTATCAGGTACTACAGATAGTGAACCAAAGTCTGATAAGTATACGTCTGCTGCACCAATAATAGTTGTAGCAGATGATTTAGGAGCAGCGTAACGCTGTTCAGCAATACCAGCAAAAGTAGAAACTACTTGCTTGTTAGCTGGAGATACTAATAGTACGTCAGGCTCGCCACCAGCTGTATATGCTTTTAGTACTGCTTCTTTTAGCATATCTTCAGTTAGTGCTCCACCAGCTGTATCAACAGTGTTAGTAGTAATCCATGATGCTAGACCACCAAGTAGTCTTGCTTCAGATGTTGTAGGAAAGCCAACTGCATTGTTACCAGCATTTTGTGCTTGGTCAGACAATAGAATAGATTCCATGTCTCGTTTGATTTCAGCAGAAGCTTTAGCTAGTTGATACGCTGTTTCTGTAGAACGTCCAGCTTTATCGACTTTATCATCTGTTGTAGATACTTGGATAACTTTGTCAGAAATCTGAGTATAGTTACCAACACGAGTTGTAGGTGTTAGTGTTGCAGATACTGCATCAGCTCCCTCAACTTGTGCGTTAGCTAAGTTTACGTCAGCTAGGCTGTCTGTTTGCCATTCATGGTATGTGTTCTTAGCAGTTGATTTGCCAATTGTTGACATGAACGGTGTAGTTGTTGGCGATATGTCATAAATCGCGTTTTGTAAGTCTTCACGAATACCAACGGTATCGTAGGTTTTATATGTTGCCATTTCTTATGTTTCCTCTATAAAAAGTTTTTAAATACGCTGACTGCGTCTTCAACTTTACCTGAAGATTTCAGTCTTCGTTTCTGTTTTGTATAGACATCAGCATTTTTAACCTTACCACGATTTTTAGTCATTCTAGGAGCATTGGTAACTTGTTTCTTAGTCTTACCTTTATTACTCATTAGTCTGTCGTATTTCATGGCTTTATGCAACATGCTCACGTGTCTTGCGTCGTAAACAGTCGACATTTCTTGGTCACTGAAGCCCATGTCTTTTCCATAAGATCGAATGTCTCTTTTGACTTGTTCGGCCTTTTTGGTATCAGAAAACTCTGGTATTAGTTCTGTCAACTTTTTAGATTGATGAGAAATGTTTTGAGCAAAATGTTGTTGCTGAGCTGCTCTTTGTTGCATAGCTACTCTTTGTTGCTCTTGTTCTATCATTTTCATCTTACGTTGATTCTCTGTTTGCTCTGCTATTTTTACAGCATAGCCTACCGGGTCGTTCTCTTTCATGTTAATTAAATCTTCCTCACTCTCCATGTCTTCATTCAACACTTGAGTGATTTGACTTAATTTTTGAGCGTATTCGTCTCGCAACTGCATAGACTCTTGAATCTTGTTCATGTTAGCTTGTACTACTTTAGATTGCTCTGCTAACGCTTGACTCTTTTTAGTATAGTCTTTGCCCATTTGATAAGATTTAATAAGCTCAGATTCGGTTACATCTAACTCCTCACCTGCCGCTTTAACTTTGAATGTTCTCTCTGCTTCTGGTTCATCTTCTTCAGATTCCTCTTCATAGAGTTCTTCTTCGTCTTCCGTCTCATCTTCATCAGTAGATTCTTCTTCGTACTCATCTACCTCTTCAGTTTCATCTTGTTCTACTTCTTCTGCCTCAGGTTGGTCAGTTGGTGACTCTTCAGCATCGAGTATCTTTTCAAAAACCTCTTCTGTTGTTGGAGTTTCAACTGCTTCACTTGAAGCGTCATTGATTTGCTCAGTCATATTTCTTCCTTTAATTTGATAGATAACGTCTATCACGTGTTAGCCATTTGGCTATTTAATTATTTATCCCAATCATCTAACCCTTCTATATATATCTCATTAGTGTTAGTTGGTTTGTTCTCATACCAATCTCTAAAGCCAGCGAGTTGTCCATCAGCGTTTTCAGATGCTCCTAGATTACCGCTTTCTATTGCTTGTCTAATTTTAAGCTTAGGGTCCATGATATAGTCATGATTAGGAAACTCATTGCTTATTATATATTCAGGTATACCACCATTTATTTTATTAGGGCTAATGAGACCATCAATATTCATAAAGTCTCCATTACCATACATGTTCATTCTTGGTACATCAACTTCATTTGACATAGCGCTTATTTCATCATATCCAGTATCTGGGTAATTAAAACCAGCATCTGATTGAAATTTACCATCAGGCGATCTCTTTACTCTAAAGTTAGAAGGGTTACCACCATGAAATTGAAAGTTCTCTTGGTATCGAGGGAATGTATCTAAGAAAGTGCCATCTTTAAGGTTGTTCATACCCTCTATATCATAAGCCATCTCACTTGCTTGTTGATTAACTCTATTCATCTCATCAACCTCAGCTTGAGAGTATGTCTTAACATTCTCTGGTCCTCTACCTCCTCTACGACCTCCACTCCATAGCGGTTGGTTCTTACCACTTTCAAACAGTTGTACGAGTTTACTTACCTTTCTTTTATCTATCTTTGCCATTATTTTATCCTATATCCTCTGAAGTTATAATCAGGCATTTCGACGTCATTAAAAGATTCTAAGTCTCTGCCAGGTTGGGGTCTCCCTTCCAATTGTATTCTATCTAAATCGTATTGGCTTATTGGCGAACCATCTAAAGTAGGTGGCTTAGGAGTATTAAAAGTAGCTATAGGGTTGTTAGAAAAGTCTACATTAGCTGCACCTTGACCATCCCATGCTCTTCTTAGCTCTTCTATCTCTCTGTTAGATAACTCTTGTAATGAGCGAGGTGGAGATAAAGGTCTACCATTGTTTAAAGTACTAGTGCCATATCCTATATCATACTTACTTCTATCTTTACCATAATCATAAGGGTCTGTACTAGAACCTCTCTTTTGCCAATTCTCAAGTACTTCAAATATCTTATCTAATTTAGCCATTAAAATGTTTTTCCTAATAATCCATAATTTTTTAATCTCTCAATTGCTTCGTCGTAACTCATAGAGTTGTCTGGTTGGTCTACTTCATCTAAGTCATATAACTTTATCTTATCTTTTGCAAACATTGGTTCAGGTATTAAATGGCCAGTATCTCTGTTTTGTATTAAGTCTCTTCCTATTATAGAGCTTGCATCGTCAGGGGTTCCCATAACATCCATTGCGCCGTTTAAATAATCAGCTTCCTCATCAATATACTTCCTACCAACTACTTGGTCATAGTACTGATCGTTATTCATTTTAGCATTGAGCTTATCTATATCTGCTTGAGTATACACTCTATTATTTGTTGGTGCTCTACTAGCTCTACTACCTGTGCTCCACATAGGTTGGTTTTTACCGCTTCTCATAGCTTGAACTAATCTACTTAATTTATCTACTTTGGCCATATTATATATTCCATTTTGCTTTTTTAATCTTATCACCATCAGCTATAGACTGTAGGTGGGAGAGTATTTCATTCACTACCTTTACTTTAATGTAAGCTATTTCTCTTACTTCTTTATCCTCTATGTCAGAGTTTAATATCATATCAGTATGTAATTGCTTTATATCGTTCATTGCTGTTACAAAGGAATCATCATTAATGATATTACGTATTGACGATTCGACTATCTCATTCTTCATTTAATAATCCTTTATATTCTAAGTCAAGTTCATCTGCCATTAAGTTAGTAGATAATATAGCACCAGCTCCAATACCAGCATACTTAGGATTGAAGTGAGCTAATGGACTTCTTACATCACTAGGATTAAAATTAGCTTTGTTAATTACTTTACTTACACCTTCAGCAGTGTCAAAGCTATCATAACCTGTATATTGTAATGCCTTTCTTACCATTGGATGTTCCATAGTTTTCCAATAAGCATTACCACCTCTTAAATCTCTTAACACACTTTCAACTGCTTCATCACTATGCTCAAAGCCAATGGTGTTTTCTATCATGTCTGTTACTTCTCTAACAGCTTCGTCATCTTTAAGGCTAAAGTGATTACCTCTTGTTCTTACTGGATAAACTTTAGCACCTTCTGGGTACTTACCAGCTAACATAGAAAAATGATTAGCAATCTTTGGGTCAGGTGTTGATGATATGTGAGCATTAGAATAGTTTACAGTAGGGTCTACTTCAAATCCTGTAAAGTCTGCATCAGTACCATGATACTGTGTATCACCAAAGCCCATTGCCTTAGCTCTGTCTGCTGCTGTATTATTCTCTGATAAGCCTAAACGCTTAACAGCTTCTGTCTGTGCTTCTTTATCAGCTTTAGTCCAAGCTTTAAATAAATCTATTATCTTATCTAACTTAGCCATTAGTATCCATCGCCATTACCATCTAACCATGATTCGCCTTCAAACTCTCCACCTTCATCTAGCAAACCTCCTCTTGTACTACTTGTACCATTGTCAAATTGACTACCACCTTGTATTAAGTTAGGGTCAGTTGTCATGCCTACTTCTCTACCTTTGTTGCTTAGACTACCACCAAATATATTGTTTGGCATACCTTGTACTTTAGAGTAGTCTTGCCACATCTCAGCTAAAGCTTCAGACTTATCAGCATCTCCTACATCTAAGTGATTAACCTTTTCTATTTGTGTAGTAATGTAACTTAGTATAGCTTCTTTACTATTGTTCTTAGTAGCTATTGGTGTAGTATATCCTTTAGCTGTACCTGCTAACTTAAGCATACGTTGTACACCTCTTGGAGTACCTTTAGCTCCCATTAGCTTCATTAACTTAGGACTATTAAACTTACTCAATTGCAGTACCTCCACCTAATAGACTTGCACCATATAACTCTTTATAACCTAAACCTAATCTTTTAAGAGCTTTGAAGTAACCACCAGGTGCTAAGAATTCTCCACCAAGTCTACCCCAACTACCAGCACTATCACCTTGCATCCATTCAGGTAGATACTCATTAGTTCGCTCTTGTATCCATTGAGTTGTCATTGGAGTATCATCGTACTCTTGTAAAAATGCATCCATACCTTTACCATCAGGTGCATCATAAGCTGCGTTTAAACCTTTAGCTGCTCCATATACATCCATAGGTAAACCAACAACTGCTTCAGCTATACCAACAGGTGCTGATAATAAACCTTCAGCTGTACCTATGAAAGCATCTCTAGCGCCTTCTTGAAAGCCTTGTTTAATATCATTCATGTTATCTTGACGCCAATAAGCTTCTTGCTCAGGAGTCATACCTTCATAGCCATTACCTTTGGTTTTATCTAGGTATTGTTGTTGTATATTATATTGTCCATCAAGCAGCATTGTTAGCCTTTGCCATCTTGTCTACAGCAGATAAAACAGTCTTCATATCGTTATCTTCCTCTTTGTTGTCTACTTCTTTCATCTTAATAGCTAACTCTACTTCTTTAGCAGATATATCAGCTTCTAACTTAGCTCTTTCTGTTTCAACTTTAAGTAAGTCTCTTGCTGCTTCGATCTGTTGCTCTTTAGCTTTAAGTGCTAAGTGTTGCTCTTCCATCTGTACCTTCATCATAGCCTTCTGCATTTCTAACTCATTCTTTTGAGCATCAGTTTGTTGCTTCATCTGCGCTTTCTCCATCTCAGCTTTAGCGATAGCTTCTGCTGCTTGTACTTCAGGTGGAGATTGATTAGCACTTTGTTGAGCTTGTTGAGCCATTTGTTGAGATTGTTCATCAGTTATTTCTTTAAGGAATTGAGCATCATCTCTCATACCAGATATATTAATAAACTTAGCTAACGTATCTCTATATTGTTTGATGTCTACTAATGGATTGCCTAAACCATACTGTTGTATAATCATCTCTTGCTTAGCTAATACCATTTGCAACATACCTATCTTCTCATCAGTACCACCATTACCTAATCCAACGTTGATTGATACGTTATATAAGTTCTTCCACTCTGTTGGGTCAATAGTAACAGGATTACCAGCAATAAGTAACATACGTTCTTTATCTTGATACTTACATACAAGATGTAATATACCTTGCATAAGTTCTTTAACACCTGTGTCTGCAAAGATACGAGCCATAAGCTCTAACTTACCTTGCGATTGAGCAGTCATAGTTGCTATAGCTGTTGCTGATACATTTTGTAATACATTAGCATCTAAACCTTGGTTCATATCATTAACACCAGTACGTTTAGATTGTACTTCGTCTAAGTATTGAAGCATAGGAAATGATTGTGCTGCACTACTCTGTACTTGCATAGGTACAATAGCAGCAGGATTCTTCATTCTTATTACTCCACCAGCTGTTGAGTTAAGTACATCATCGATGTTGACTTGTCCTTCTACTACTCCTACTCTACTATTATTCGTTAAGTATAGATTGTCTAGCATTTGTCGGGTAATCGTTGACTTAATGAATTGTAGGTCCATAGTTCTATCAGCTAATGATTGGCCATAGAATTGATGTGGAATAGGAAATGGACATAAAGAATAGAATGGTACATAATCGATCTCATCGTCTGCTAATATAGTCTTACCTGCATAACAGATTCTATGTTTAGTAGCTTCACCATTGTTATCACCTACATTTAAGTAGCATTCGTAATATGTAATAAGTTGTTGAGTCTTATCTGATGTCTCATCACCTATGTTGTAACTACCATCTCTTCTGTAGTCTCCCATAGTTGTAACATTAGCATCATCTAATGGTAACTCTTCAACTGTACCTTTATCATAGCCTAACTCTACTAACTCTGCTCTTGTAACTAATGACCTTTGACATACGAATCTAGCATCTTTTATAGATGTAGCCATGTTATCTATTAGAAACTCTTCTGTTGGTACATTCTCTATCTTAACCTTTGAGTCTTCTATATGTCTTTTAATCTTAATGTTGTATAACACTAAGTCAGGTATATTAATCATCTCACCTTGTTCGTTAGGCATAGGTGGTTGTGGTTCTCTTAACTCTTCTTGTTCTATTACTTCAACATTATCACCTTGCATGATAACAGTTAACTCTTCTAAGTCTAGTCCTTCATATGACTCTGTTACAGGCTCTTTAGCTTCATTCCAATATGCTTTAATGATACCATTCTTCTGTACTAATGCATCCCAAAACCAATTGTGTAGTAATATAGCACCATCATTATCCTTATTGAATATGTGGTTTACATAAGTGGTTACATCTTCTGCAACTGTAGCATCTCCATCGTTTGTTGGAGTAAACTCTACTACGTCTGTTGGCTGTGTAAATACCTTCATAAGTTGAGGTAATGCACCGTCTACTGCTTCGGCTACTTCACCTGTTACTACGTTACTCTTACCAGGCACCTCATTTCCATAAGGTTTACGTAAATAGTAGTCTAAAGCTGTCTCTCTATCAGCATTGACTTCAGAGTTGACAAAGCTAGTAGCTTGGTCTATATTCTCCTCTATTAGTAGCTTAATCTCTTCTTCATTCATGCTTGTTCTTATTCCTATGTTATTGATTTGTAACCTAATTGTTACACACTTGTTACATAATTTAGTATACCTATGACATAAATAACCAAAGCAGTTACGTTCATAGCTATTAGACTCTTATCCTTCCATACGCATGATATATATATCCAACCTATAGTAGGTAAGACTGCAATGTAAAGATTGTAAGGGTATATATTAGCTGCTGTTAAACACATACTTAATATAATAAGCATACTACATACAGCTTTTAATGTGTCTATCATGTCTTCTCCTTGTTATTTTAATCTACTATACTGTTACTATTTAATG